TACTAACTCTTCCATGCTATCGGCCAGAATGATGCGCTCTATCTCACCGGTGCCGGTGACTTCGAACTGGTACACTTCCCCACGCAGCCCCGGCAACCGGGCACCCCGGGCGGCTTTACTGCAATCTCCCAGCATGTACTTATTGACGCCATTGACCAGTATCGAGAGCGACATCTGATTCAGCTGATTGCCATCGATGCGGACACTGTTCGGCGCGGTATTACCAGCCGCGATAAACGGCTTACTGCGCCACTTCAGCTGCATTGGCAACCCGGTACCAAAGGCGCAGATGTTGCTGCCATCCAGCACATAGACATCACCCGATGCAAGGTCGGTAAACATCGCCGGGTAATGCGCGGTAATCGGCTCTAGCGCTTTGCTTTGCGGGTTAAACACAAAGCCTTTTTTGTTGCCGCCACTGTCCTGATAAAACGCCAGGTAATTGCCATCATACGCACAGGCCTGAATGGTCGGCGGGTTATAGTTGGCTTTCCACTGGCGCGGCGAAATGATGTCTTTGGTTAGGTTAATAACCTGATTGCCACTGATACCGATCAGCCCTTCCGGGCTTGCATAAATCACAAACTCGCCCATATCGACCATTGAGCGGGCCGACACACAGGCCGCATTGGTTTCAATGCGCTCGCTCGATGCGGAGTCTGCGGACACCCCCGACACAATGTACGGAAAGCCCTCAGTCGCAACGACCAGTGCATTTGTCGTCGCGGCCATAGCGACAATATTGTGCATCGTGGTCAGCCGGTATTTTTTCGGCCACGCATAAGCCAGGTAGGATTCAGACAGGTAGATAGTATTTTTCACAAAGCCGGCCAATATGCCGTTGGCCATCATTGTGAGGCCTTTTAAATCCGACGGCGGCATATCGTAGTCGGCGGTGGCAAGGGGCGCACCGAGCGCATCGGATGCAACGGTATCAATCAAACTGGTCTGGCTGATGGGGATCTCTGCCACCAGAAAGAACGACGCGCTATTGCTGCCGCTGGCCGTGCGGTAAATCCGGCACTTGGTAATGCCGTACTGGTTCACCATCAGCCCCGGTAACAGCAGCTGTGCGGCCTGCTCGGGTTCAACCAATACCACACGGTTAGATACCGGCGACGGCGAACCTTCTTCACCGAACTGATTGACGTAGGTACACACGTAGTACCGGGTTTCGTCATCGTCGTAATCGGTATTGGTGCCACTGGCAGCGCCGAGCGTCACAATCGGCGCGGTTTCTGGCGCGGGCACTCCTAATAACAGGCTGTTACTGGGGTACGGCGGGCTTAGTGTTGCAATTGCGGCATGGGTATAACGCGGCGCACCTTGCCCGGTCCAATACAGCCGGTCCCATGGGTCGGCCACGACCGGCGAACGGCAGATATTCACCTCCTGCTGCCACGACATCCAGACAAGGTTGCTGTATCTGTAGATGGATTTCACCGCCGACATCGAGAGCGCCGCAACAGGGCCAGATAAGCCACGAAGCGGAGCCAGCTTGCCCTCTTTGGTATACAGGTTCTGCGCAAGTGCTGCCGCGTACTCGGGCAAGTCCTGCCCTTTCATCACCGGTATTTCACCTTCAAAGCGCCTGAGTTCCAACTTCATATTGGCCCCTGGGTTATGGATTCGCAGCTAAAAGCGTCGTGCCAGAAATTTTGTACTGGCCTGCCTGGTTAAAAAATTCATCAGGCAGATCGCCTTTGCGCTTTGGCGTTGCACCATCCCACAGCACATACCATGACACCGTAGAGCCTGCTGGCACATTGATTAACACATCAGCAGTTTGCGCCCGAACACCTGCGACGGCCGCGTTATATGCAATCGCGCCTTTTGCATAAGTACCGCCTGACAGCTCATTGGCACCATTGGTACCCGGATCATCGCTATGCAGCGATACATGCGTGACAGTGATGGCATTCGCCATCTGGTTTAAGGTGACATCAAACATAGTTACAGCCTCGCTTTCGTTGGTTCGAATTTAATTTTTTCAGGACGCTTCAGCACAAAAATGCTTTTGCCTTGCGGGTCGCGCACCACACACTCATGGGCAAAAGTGCCATGCAGGTTGAGTGTGTCTTGCTCGGTGAACTGGATGCGGATAGCACCGCTGTCGAAGATCAGGCCGAAGCCCAGGGTTTTAGTCAGCACCACGGCACCGTCTTCATCAAACATCTGATATTTGCCGGCAGAGATCGCCGCTAACGGCACTCCGGCAACTTTGTGATTGATGATCAACATGGCGTCCGCAGCCTGGTCAAATTCAGGCGTTTGGGACATAGATTTCTCAGCTGTTGGTATGGATGGAATAAACTTGCTGCGACAGCGTAAAGAGTGTCGCGGATGGTTCTGAATTGGTTAAAACGGCAATGGCAGGCTGACTCGTGGTAAAGATCACCCATTCAGTGACTGGCATTTGTATCGATGCGTTATAGCCAAAAATGTTGGCCTGCACATGGCTTACTGCAGCAAAAGAACCATGTGCGACCTTAAAGCCGTTACCGGTACCGGTGGCCCTTGCCGGGGCGTGAAATGTCCCGGCTGCGCGTTTACTGCCGCTAACATTACTATTTGCCACCGCTGACGCGGCAAAGCCGGAGAACCCGACTTTACTGCCTGACATCGATACGCCGGCAACAGCGCTGGCAGAAAATGTACCGGTAATGATCAGGTTACTGCCGCCTTGCACATAAGCGGACGCAATTACCTGTGCAGAGAAACTACCTTTGGCGATTTTTAACGTCGTGCCAAGGCCAAAGTACACATTGGCTGCAGCCTGAAAACCAGACCGGCCAATTTTACTGCCGGCGACACTCGCCAGTGCATTGGCCGACACAGTAAAGCTCGCTGCAGCAATCTTGTAACCGTCTAGCGCGGCGTTAATTACTGCACTTGCGGCATAGGTCGAAAGCGCGATTTTACTGCCAGACACCAATGCGCCAGCAATTGTTGATGCGGAAAAGGTACCGGTGACAACAGCGCCACCTCCAGCACCTCCGTAGTTAACCCACCAGCTATCAGCAGCGCCTGTAGCGTTAGTGATAGTCAATGTTCTTACTACCGGACCTGATGAATCCCATGTGCTGCCAGAACCCGTTGCATTTGTGTCGTCCCAAGAGGATTGAAGTACACCGTTTATCTCGTGGAAAAACGCATACGTCGTAACTTCACTGGCCGCTGTAGTCGAAAACCGGTGGAGTTGATTAATAGGAAAGTTGGAAGATGTTCCGAAAGTATTTATATCTGTACCATTAAGCGCTAGTGTCATCCCGACACCTACTTCATTCCGTAAAGACCAAGTAAAATCTACGTCAACGGCTACTAATCCGGCACTTGACCTAACACGATCTGTTGCCCCGGTTCTGAAAGCTATTGAACCGTCCGTGTAGATTCGGACGATATGCTGCGTACTATTTGAGGCTCCGGCAATCTGAGCGTTTGCTGTTAGGGAATGAATACGATGCTTGCCGCCTATGCGCCAATTAACACTAGATGCGTTGGTGATAGTAGTCCCGCTAACAGCAAGATATGCTGTCGAACCTTGCCCCTGTGTCGTCAGTGCATAATCCATATCACACCGCCGTTACAGCAACGTCCAGCATGTACTCACACTTCCAGCGCAGTTTGCGAGGGGTACCGTAATAAGGCAGCGACGCCTGGTACACTCGGGCAGCAAGAATACCGTGTACCGCTGTGGCGTGATACCAATCACCGGATGCGTCTTGCCATTGCACGATGATACTGGTTGTTTCAGGCGCTTTACTGTCCAACTGAATGTTAATCCGCTGTGCGGAACTCTCGGCGATTTCCACCCAACCGGCGGGACCAAAATACGCCGCGCAATCTTCCCGGGTCAGGTCGAACACTGGCCGTTGATACTTTGCAAGGTCTAGCAGCTCTTGACCAATTTCCGGCGGAATGACACCCAGGGCCACCGTAGCATTAAACGCATCCAGCACTTTCTGAACCGTAAAGTTCACTTTAAAATCCGGATCTGCCATGTACTGCTCGGTAAAGGTTTCGTTGGCTGCAGATAGCGCGAATTGCTTTTCTTGCGTGTCAGCCACGAATGTTTGCAGATGCAAACGTAACCCACCAGCACCTAAGATGGTTTTTAGCTCCTGATAGTGCAGCTTCAACAAAGATCCCTGCACCGTTTCCATCGGCTGCTTTGCCACAATTTCGGTATACGTTTTGCCGCGCTGGCTTTCCAGATATTCATCTTTTGTCATAACTACTCCGACAATTAGCGATAAGCGCCGCGTCCAAACATCGAACACAGCAGGTAAGCGGTGAAGGCACGGATTTGCACCACACCAAAGGCTAGGGCGGTTTCTAAAAATGCCTTGTCGGCATAGGCCTTGGTGTTGATAGCGTGGACATACAGGTAATCATGCAAGATGGCGGCTTCGAACAAACTGCCCCCGGGGCTCGCCAGTGGCCGCAATGGGCCAGAACTCACACCGTCGGATTCAAAGCCGGCGCGAACCACGGCATAGGGCGTATGCCAATCTTCGGTCACTTTCCAGCGGCGCGGCCCAATGCGTTCGGTGCGCAGCGGGCTGTAATGGTTTCTTTTATAACGGGGCATACACATCAAACTCCAGTTTAGGAAATGTCAACCGAAACTGAGCGCCGATTTCAGCCAGGCCGGCATTCAATCGGTCAGCGCTGATAACATGCACCCGCGTTGCTTCCGGCGTAAAAATCAGGGTTAATTTGGAGTTCGCAACCACTGCTGGCCGGCGGTGTTCGTCGACAACCACCTTGCTGTTCACCACCTGATCAATGATGGTCATCATTTCGCAGTTCGGCAGCGCCACATCAGCGGTGACAGTGATTTGATTGCCTCTTTCCACCCAATACAGATTGCCAACACGGCGCAGCGTCTGCCCTGCCACCACAATATTGGCCACTGGGATGATTGGATATTCAGGCTCGACAATAGGAGCATCGCTAATCAAAGACATTAAGAGATCCTTATATGGCTGAAACCGGTCATAGGCGCGGAACCGACAAGCGCAACTTTTTCGAGGAACTTTGTGTAATCGGAGGGACTGAAAAAGACCAACTTATTCGCCTCAACATAACCGCCCAGGGCAGACTTGCTACTGGGGAGGGTGAAGGACACCGACCAGGTTGAAAATGACGTCACGCCAAGCACAGATTCGCCAATATCAAAATCGTAAATAGAGATGCTGCTTAGCCCGTTGTAGCTATTGAACGTGTAGGTAAATACTTTGTTGCTACCGGTCATGCGAAACAACTTGGTGATCTTAAAAGCCACCGCATATGAATCGGCGTAAAGTGATACCAGTTTTTTTGCAACGGTATCGAACAGCCCTATCCAGTTGTAGCTGGTGTACTGAGTTCCGTCGTAATAGCTATAGCTTTGATTGAATAAAACATACTTACCGAGACTGAAGGTGTTCAGCACGAACCCTTTCAGGTAATTGCTACTAAAACCCTGCGGGGACACAGTGACCCAGTTGCCATTGGCGGTAGAATACGCAAAGGTATGGCTGGCAGTGCTTTCAATTTGCATTGAGCCGCCGGCCTGACAAATAGCAAACAACACATCGTTGGCCGGGTTATATCCAAGCCCAACGATATAGGACGTCGGCAATCCCGTCACGGTATGACTTGCCCAAGTCGCCCCATTGTCGTAGCTGCGCCGAACTAGCTGTGATAGGCCAATGAACACCTTGCCGTTTTTCGCGCAGATACTTCTGGCGGTCGCGTTCGAAGCGCCGGCATAAGTGGTTGCAGCTATTTCCGCGACAACCGTCCCGTCACTGGTGATCTTGGTTAAACCAGCTCCGGCCCCTTGCAACAACCACAAAGTATCGGTATCCGCGTCATAGCTGTAATCGACGTAATTAGCGTTCGCGCTTTTAACTACTGCTGGTGCGACCGTCGGATCTGTAAAGCTAGTGACAGTTCCTACCGAGGTATTAAATGGAAACGCTATTTTCTTACCGGAATTCAGGACAACAATTTCTCTGTCCCCGGCTACCAGACCGCCAGATTTTTGCGACCATCCGGTATTAGTCCCCGCGCTGGTAACTAAGGAGTATGGCCAATACCGGCTATCCCATTTCGTGGTGTCGGTCTCGTACACTCCAGTTTTGAGCCAGCGAGAACCGTCGTCCATGGTGATGTCGGCCACGCCGGTATTGAACATGCGCAGCTCGCCGATGTAGGAAGCCCCGTAATAATCTGTGATCCCTTGACTCAGCATCAGCAGGTCTTTGAGGTCCGTCGCGCCTGTTACCGCGTCGCTTTTTGTATTGCTTAACGCGGTGATACTGCTGGTATTAAGATTCAGTTTTTTGCCCAGCACCTTCAGAATAGCCAGCTCTGTATTGGATGTCGCCGACGTTGCAGCGGCGATCCGCGCTGCGATTGCAGTTTTTATTGTGCTTAATGCCATAGTGGTTCCTCATAACCCCAGCAATGCTAAGGCCAGTGCTAATTCGGCGGTTTCGTTCGCGTTCGGGGCGTTTTCCAACGCCGTGAGCCGGTCGTCCGTGCTGGTTTTCGGCGCGGCCTGCGCAGCAATAGCCTGTGCTACGCGCTCTGCCGTGAACCATCGCCGAGTTGTACTAGCTCCGGCTTCAGCCTCAGTCTGTGATATGTCAGACGCTAATGTCGCGGCATTTCCGCTGTGTATAAGCGTTCGTGTCACGCCGCCAAGCCTCGCAAACAAAGCATTGCTGCGATGCCACATATCGCCATCGTTTAACGCGGTTGGGTCGGCAACTCCTTGCGAGGATAGGTTAAACCCCGCCGTACTCGTCATGTTTGCACCTACGCGCAATCCGTAGGTGACAGTTACCAATCCTGATGACTCCGAAATCGTCAGCGGTACCACGGTACTGCCTGTACCGTTCATCCTAAAAAATCGTAATGTGTTCGACGAATCAACGTCGATATTCCAAGTATTGTTAGTCTGTCCAGAAATAGCCCCGGCATTCGGGAAGCCCAGCACAAACTGGCCCCCCTCACCACCAAATGGCCGCGACACAACGGCCTGCACTGCCACTAAATTTCCGGCGGTCAGTTGATTGCTGAATGTTTTGTTGCCCGCTATCGTTTGGTCGCCGGCGGTCGTCACTGCATCCGTGATCCCAAAGGAGGCCACAGTGGTCGGCTTGCCCGTTACATCTGCCCACGCCGGCACCCATGTGCTGACTCGCGCCCCCACATCGGCCGCTGACAGCGCAATGTCACCACTTAACGCTTTACCATTGACCGTTCTTGTCGTTGGCACTGCGCCAACATCGGCGGCAGTCAACGTAATGTCAGCTGCCAGGCTTTTGTTGTTTACTTTTCGGGTGATCTTTACCGCGTCCGTTGCATCATCCAAATGCACCCAGCCGCTAATTGTTTTGATGATATAGTCGCCGGCAGTGACTGCTTTCGCGCCGTCTACCTCAAAGGTTAATGTTCCAGAGCCAGACAGCTTATATTGGTCGCCTGTCGCCGCACCGGCCGGAAAACCACCGGATGGATTGTGAAATCCCCGAAAGATAACCCCACCGGACACATTGGCGGCGGTTTGCTGGGCATAGAAATATGCTTTGAGCATGTAGTGACGGGCGCTGTAAAGGCCACTGGCTACAAGTACATCTTCGTTTTCAGCAGCCCAGAGCTGTGCCAGCGTGGCAGAGTTTTGTGCGTTGGTCGTGGCAGTCAGCATGTCGCTGTGCTTACTAACAACATCCGCGTGTTTGGTATTGACCGTGGCTTGCCAGCCGTTAATCGCCGAATACCATGTATTTACCTGTCCATGCTTGGTAACGACATCCCCGTGCTTTGTCACCACATCAGCCGACTTTGTGACGACATCACCGTGCTTTGTCACCACGTCGGCAGCTTTGGCCACCACATCGTTATGTTTGGTTGTTACATCACCTTGCCTTGTTGTGACATCGCCAAGCGCGGTATTCACGTTGCCATGCCAGGTAGAGATTTGCGCGTGTTTGCCAGTGACATCAGCCAAGGCCGTATTGGCATCATTGCGATAGTTCAGCGCTAAATCGCGGGCGTTTTTTGCTTCGTTGGCGCTGGTCGTCGCACTTTGCAGCTTTGCATCGACGTTTGACTGCAGGCCTGAAACTGTGGAGCTTAAAGTATTGACTTCTTGCCCTAACGCATCAAACAGAGCGACCGACTCTTCCGCCGTAGCCACCATCGTTTGTAAACGGCTACTTAAATCAGCTAAGCCGGCGTTGAGTTCATACAGTGTTTTGTGCCGGTGCGTGACGCCAAAGGGATCAGTGACTGATACTTCCCCGGGTTTGTACCAAAAGTCATTGAGTGATAAGAAAAACAGCCGCTGCTGCTGCAGCACTGCGCTAATTTCTGCAGAGATGCGCAGCGCCGGCGCAGCACTCACCACCGGCTTGACCATGTACCCGACCGCAGAGAGCGCAGCCGGGAATGTGCCGTGGACTTTTAACTGGCCATCGGCCAGAATTTCAGAAATTTCATACCACTTGTCGCCATCGAGCGAAAACGCATCCCCCGGTACCGGTGGCTGAATGGCAGTTAGCCAGTACGTGTTAACGCCTGTAACCACATTCCCGCCGGCGGCAACAGATACCGTGCCCTGCCGGTACCAATACATTGAAGCAGCCATAGTTCCCCCTAAAGAAAAAGGCCGCTATTAGCGGCCTCTGGCAATGGCTTCATCAGCCGACATCTTAATCCCGAGGGCCGTGTTAAAGGCCTCAAGGTGGAAACGGGCGCGGCCGTTGTTGATAAACGCCTGGTCTTTTGAAAAGCCCCGAAACAGCACATAGTCCAGCACCGGGTTGTAATAGACATCATCAATCGGCAGTACCGCTGTGGGGAGGTCCGCAACTAATGTCGGCGTTGGCCGCAGGCTGTAACTGAGGCGAACTTTCACGCCGGCAGCAACGCCGGGGTACAGGTAGAAATTGCGCGGATCACGCTCGTCATACAGATAATGCTGCGCTTCAGAGGCGTTAACCGGGTTGTGCCAGTCTGGCCGGCTCCGGTCGAGCAATGCCATATCAATTGCGGTGATTGGCCGCAGGCTTCCGGCTTCGTTACGAATGACGCGAATAAGGCGCAGACCATCAGCCGGCAGACTCTGCAACGTCCCGGCCACCGCATCGAGCGCGACTTGTTTAGCATGAGCATCAGGCCTTGCCGCAACAACAGCCAAGACCGCTGCGTTATACCAACCTAATAATTCATCCTCAACCCAATACGTTTTATCCTTGTCGACCAACGTATGACGGGCTTGTTCTAACAAGGTGTTGACTAAAATAGCCACGGCTTACCTCAGTAAAATTGGTGTCTGGTTTGGGCTTCGTAAATGCGGTTCGCTCGGTTTAATGACCACTGCAACGCTTCGGCGCAGCCGGCTTTAAACTCGGTCTTGTACTCGGCCACCTGTGCTTTACTCAAAGCCCAGCCGTTTTTCTCGTCTTGGCCAAGCTCAGCTGCAGCGCCTTTACAAATCACCACCCGAAAGCGCTCGTACAGTTCATCATCGACTTCGGTGGCTTCCTCCATCGGATACAAGGACAAGACCACGCGCAGCTGGCCAGCGCGAGGATTGAACACACGGATATATCCAGCGTCCAATTCAAAGTCTTGTCCCTGCACCAACGGCTTGCCGTCCAATGCAGCAGCAACAATCGAATTGACCTTGCTATCAAACGCTGGGGTCAGCTTGTAGCGGTCGGTCCCGGCTTGGGTCTCAATGTGGTTGGTTTTTTGCCAGCAGTAGCCTTTACGGCACAGTTCAGCAAACGCATCCCGCAGAGCTTCAACAGCCAGGAACGGCGGCGCAGCAATAAAGCGCACCAGTGTTTTTTCAAATTGCTGCAGCGAAGCCATGGATTATTCGCTCTGCGCTAACAGCTTGTCGGCGTTGGCTTTCAGATATTGCTCATAGGTAGCAACGATCCGCGCTTCTTTGGCCGCACGTTTAGTATCTTCCGGCAGGAATACCACTTGCAGCTTCGAAACCAGTTCATGGGTTTCTACCTGCTCGACACGCGGGCAGTTCTTCAGCTCCGTGGTTAAGGCCTTCAGCTTCTCGGCAATGAGGTCTTCTACCGTTTTAACCGGCGCCGCCGCCGTAAATTTCTGCGCAGGGTTTTCGCCAGCCAAATACGCTTTGTGCGCATCAGAGTCTTCCAGCACATAAACATCCGGGTGATTCATCGCCATTCGGTTGGCGATTTGCGCATCCACGTTATTGCCCTGCCCGGGCGTCCAGGTCAAATTAGTACCGTACACCGTGTCACGCTTAAATGGCTTGGTGCCGATATACACCACTACTAAAAACAGAATTGCTACTGATGACATTCACTTTCTCCAGTCTGTTCATGAAAAAGGCGGCTATCTGCCGCCTTCATCACAGGGGGTTACGCGTGGCTCACACCTTCAAAGCGGTATTCAGCCAGTAAGTTGATACTGCCCGTCGCAGGACCGGTTTTAATGGTGGCCACAATTTGCGCCCGGTACAGCAGCTTTACTGGGCCTGCTTCGAAACGCTTGACCGCTGCAGCGGCCATCGATAAACCGGAACCAAAAGCGGCTAAGTCACTGCCTGCTTCACCGCCGACATAGCGATAACCCAAATCAACCGTTACACCCGCGCCTAACGCGCCGTGGTTAATCCGGATTTCGTCAATCGTGGTGCCGGCATCAAAGGTACCTAACACAAGATCATCGTTCACAGCTGCAGCTGCAACAGCGCCAACCAGCGCTGCACGACTGGCATTACCATGGGTGCCGTTATAGTTTTTTTGCGACGCCGTAGCGCCTAAAATGGTAGGCATAAGCCACTCCTAAAAGTACGTGGATAGAACTGACCGCGGTGCGGTCAGTACCTGTCAGACCGTCAGGTCTTAGTTGCCGACAGCGGTATCGATGATCAAGCGGCCGTGGTCGTGCAAGAAGCCGGACTTGTCTTTGAACTGCAGTGGTTTTTTGCCGTTACAGAAC